TGCACGTTGTTCTGGTGTCATGGTAGCCCAATTGTTGTTACTCGCGCTACGGGGGCAGCGTCGTTTAAGTTAGGCCGACGGTGGCGCAATCAGCTGCCCCCACGCCTGCTCGTGCTTTACCTGAGCCTACCGGGCAAAACCGATAGGGTTCCCAACCGGGCGGGCTTGGCTCCCAATAGTAATTTGTATTACCCGGAATCATACAGCCAGGCAGTGCTAGCTCTGGGATTGCTGTGGAGCCTTCAAGTGTACAAGTCTGCCCGAACACATTCGCCGGCATTGGCTGCACCCACTCAGGTGTCTGGTCGTCGGGGACTGAGCGAACGAAATCTTGGGGCTGCCGAGGCTCCCAGTGCTCTGGGCAAACGTAATACCCCTGCCAATGGCGCTTGAGTGTTCCGGCCTTACGTTTCCGCCCGCACTCGTAACAGACGGTATTCCAGCCGCCGTCTTCGTAGTAATCTGCGCGTCCAGTCATAATTGTTCGCTCCTATTACGTCCGCATAATCCGCGCGTTATATGCGTAGTCATCTTCCCGCCTCTCTTTCCCGCTTGTCAATACGTTTCTGGAGACGGTCCTTACGGAACTTTTCAGCCTCGTCGCTAAGTCGCGTCTTGTCTCCAGAAGAAAGTGGCCGGCCAGAGGCGAGTCCGAGTTCCTTGCGCCTATCGCGATTAAGCCGCCGGGCTTTCGAGATCTCCTTCTCCTCGTTACCCCCGAATTCACGGTCATAGAGAGCGCGTCCTAGTACCGGTAAGTGAGCGATGAGCTTCTCGGGCTTCTGTGTAGCTTCCGCTAAAATCTTAGCCGCCCCTACCGAGGGAGGCAAAGCGTAGTCTGCAACGTTTTCGCCTACGGCCAACGCGGGGTTGGTTGAGAACGTCACCTTGTCTGAGTTGTAGCGAGACCAACCGAAATTCTGGAAAAAATTATGCACCAAGTCTACGTCATCCCATTCGAAGTCCCGCCCGGAAATCCACTCCTTAATAGCTTGCAGAGGCACAAGGGAGAGGGACAGAATCGTAGCGTACTTAACAAGGAATTCAAGCCCTTTTGCAATCTCTTTGGGCTTGCCTGTTGCGATCTTTTCTAGCGCTTTCGTGCGTATAATGTTTCCTTGGAGAAGCATATACCCACTAAGTTGATACATGAAGCGTCCGTTGGGGTGCTCCATGGCCAGTTGCGGGGTAGAACTCCGCGCAGTCATACGCACGCCCTCGAGTTCCGCGTAAAGCAGTGACTCAACCAACGGCCGACGCTTCTGTAAAGTTGACTCCTGTAGCTGGCGCACCAAGGCCGGAAAGTCCTTACCGTAGTAAGTGCCCCAGTCAGCCTCAAGTACCGCCCGTCCAGCAGGGGTCCCGCTTAGCTTCTTGTTCTTCAAATAACTCGCGGTCAAGTTTTGCTTTATCGAAAGCTGGTCGAGTGGAGCTAGTAAGTTAGCCTTTAGCTGCATCGACAAAGCTTTACCCGTTAGAGTCTTCCCAATTACTTCTTCAATCACGTGAGTGGCTAGGCCGAACTCCGCCGGTTTAATGCCTCGACCAGTTGCGATAATTCCCGCCGAGCGTACCGCTGGCAAGATGCCATGATGAGCCGCGGACATCAGGGACTCGGATAGTTGTATAATTCCGCTGGTTATTTGGCCCAGCATAAGCATTGCAGTTACGTTACGCAAGACCTGCAGGGCAGGCGCAGGAGCCTTCGCTCCGGGCCCTAGACGAGCGCGAATGATGTCGCCTACTTCGACTGCTTGCTCAGGGGTCAGATGGCCCTCGTCAATTCCCCGGCCAATAACTGCTCCGATAGAATCTTCAATCTGCGTATAGGTCTTGCCGCCCTCGGTCTTCGTGCGATGGTCCTGGCCAAAGAACCTCGCCAGGGCAATGTCACTTGCAGCGGCATGGGCGTAGTGGACTAGCCCGTCTTCCAGCGTATGGTAGAAACGGCGAAGCTCTGCAGTCATCTTTACGCTTCGATCTCGCGCGAAGCCGGGCAGAGAGCTCATACCCGGAGTGCTTTGAAGGAAGCGGTCGATGATGAGAGACTTTTCTACATCCGTCATCATGCGCTGGCGAAGGCGAACTGACTCCCCCTCGGCTTTGAGGATGATGCTCTCCAGCGAGGTCCTCGCTTCGCGGCCTAGAGATTTCATCAAGCCGGGATAGTCTTTTACCACGCGCGGAAGATACCCGGCGATACCCCGCTTGAAACGACCGAGCTGGATCAACGTTGCACCAGTGTCACCCAGAAACTCGCGCACAGCCGCGTAGTCCTTCGCAAGTTGTGCATTACCCTTCACGAGCTGCTCTACCCTCCCGACATCCTGGTCCATCCAGGCGGCATCGAGCTGCTGGTAAGCGTCTTTGGTTAGTCCCTTGGCGCTTTTAACAAACCCCACGATCTTTCCGCTAGCGTCACCAATCGAGGTGTTGGAGAAGTTCTCCATATCATTTACCCGCCTGGCGATCGGTTGGTAAATGTTTTTCAGCCGGGTAATTGGCATACCGAAGGCTTGGTCTAGGCTTTTACGTTTCCACACGAGCAAGGCGGCGGCTGCGCCCATGAGACCCCCGGTCAAGGCGCCCGTAAGTTCGTCCTCATCGTCGCTTAGGTACGCGCCCAGGGCGGCACCGGTGGCAGCTGCACCCATTGTCCTGAGAAGCTTGGGGTCGATAGAGCCAGCCTCACCACGACCGGGGCCACGAGGGGGTGGAGTGCCTCCTTCGTCTGTACCTTTAGATGGTGGTTCAAAACTATTAAGAGCTCTTGCAATTATAGCTCCATCTGCTTCATTAAAAGTACCCCGTCCTTCAAGGTACGTTTTTATACTATTTTTATCTACACCAGAAGCTTTAGCTACTGCATCTAGAGTTACATAAACGCCTTTAGATGTTTGAATTAATCCACTCTGATCCAGATTCACTTTCCCCCACTCGCGGGAGTTGAGAAAGTCGGCGACCTGTTGTTGGTAGCGCTCTGAAACGGCGGCGTTACCTTGGCCTTTGATTTGGGTTATATTAAGGGGCGGCTTATAGAAGCTGACGCCCGCATAACGCTTTATGTAGTTATTATAAACATTCTCAGCGACTTCAAACGTCACATGACTCATCCCGTCCTTGCCGCGCAAAGAGTAGACTTCAGCCGCGCCAGATTTAATAGCCTCCCAGCCGCCGTTACCGTAGGTAGCCAGGCCTGAGCCGCCTTGTCCTTCGGGCAAGCCCTTTTCAGATGCGGCGATCCAGTCAGGGTGGGCCTGTGTAACCACGCCTCCCGTACCGTCATCTATTTGCTGGCCAGCCCGATGCGTGCCTTCGCGCGGCGGCTCATACCCGCGCACAGAGTGCCCCATAACAGTCGACTCATGCGCGAACTCACCTGCGCGTGTCAGCTGCACAATCCGCGAACCATCCTCAAAACGCAGCGGCGTAGGCATTGTCTCCATGCGCTTCAATTCTAGCGCACCCTCAGACTTCCGCGCAATCTCCGCCTCCTTCGCCATCTTCGCATCCCAGGCTGCAGTCTCCTTCACTGCCCGCACGAGATCGTACTGGCCGAGCTTCGCCGGGTCTACGTTGGCGGCGATGTAATCACTAACATGACGAAGGTGCGTTTGTAACGCATTAACGGCTCGAGCCTCGGGCGTAATATGCCCGACTGCTGAATGCAATCCCCATACGTCTGCGCCGGGCGCAACACGCCCAAGCCCCGCCTGATTTACGTATTCTGCAGGCTTGCTAGCCCGGAATGCTTTATCAGTTGTCTGCCCCCAAGTTTCCTCGCCGTGATACATCATTCCATCTTTAAGCGGGTCTGAAGCCTGCCCTGCATAACGATTAAGCCAGTTGTTTACCGCGCCCGGCGCCCAGGCAAGTACGGGATTCCCCGCAAATATGGCAGCTATTTCTACGTCAGTAGCCCCACGGCTTCTCAAAGTGCTCGAATCTAATCCTCCGCGCAGGGCTGTAATCAGGCGCTCTCTCGTCGCAGGATGCCACTCACCGCCCTTAGTAAACTTAACCGCCCCCGCCGCACCCGCCAGCAATCCTAACTGCGCCAGCTGTTCCTCATCCAGCTCCCCGGCGACCCCAGCCACAATCCCTGCCGCCGCCAGTCCCGGCCCATATTTCCGCAGCCCCTCCCGCATGAACTGGTCGCCGCGATGGATCTGGCCACGGATAGTATTGATCGGTACGCCCGTTGCGTCAGCAATCTCCTGATGCGTCATCTCATCTACACGCATCTTCTTCCAGCTGGATTGGTAAGCCGCCGGCATCTCATCCACCAGCTGCGCCATCTTATCGCCGAGCTGTGCATTACTTAGCGTCTGCTCTGGAGATTGTCCCTGAATAGACTGATCTTCAATCCCCTTGGTTATGGACGCATCATCACGCCCGCGACCTTCAATCTCACTTTCAAGCACCAGTGGTTCTTCACGACGGATAGCCGCGCGCCGCCAACTATCGGTAGCTTCACGCTTAGCAATCGCTTGTAAATACGTTTGCGGAGCTGCTCGTCCTTCGTAGGCGTCAGCCGTTTTAAGAAACTTCTCAATACTGCGCATTGCAAGATCTTCGGCTAGGTCGCCATGCTCTCTTCGCAAGGAACGAACTAACTGCGGATACTCGTCAGTAAAAACTTTAGCTAACGCAGCTTCTTTACGCGCCCCTCCAACTGCAATCTCCTTTACCAACTCGGGCGGCGTCAGCTTTACATCACCCCCCTTACCCTTACTTATTGCCAATACACCAGCTGCCCCGATGAGAGCCGACGTTTCAGGGTCTGGCTCCGTCGCCCAGATCGCCGCACCTACAACACCTGCTGCAGCAAGGCCCTTGAACGTAGCAAGACTAACATCCCCGCGCTTAGCGACCGGCTTTCCCAGCTCATTCATAACGTTGCCGACCGAATCAACGTAAAGTGTGGAAGGTGCTTTTTGCTTGGCAATGACAGCGAGAAGCATGGGTGACGGGGCAGCCGCCGGTGCCGTTGGCACCTTGGCGGCTGCGGGGACAGTGGGCAGCGGGACAGCTTCGGGAAAGGCGGCATCGGGGACAATGCGACCCTGGGCATCGAAGGTCTCGGCGACGGGGCGGGCCAGGCGTGGACCTCCGGGGATTGGCCCCGGTGTTACTGGGGTTACGGGAGTATACCCGCCCATAGATTCAGGGATATTGCCTTTGATGAAAGACTTGAGCTCGGCCGCTCGGTTGCGCAGCGTAGCCTGCACTTTTGGCTTGAGGTAGCGAAAGCCTAGGACGCCCATTACACTGTCGATAGCTTGGACGAAATCCTCCGCTGGAACGCCGGTGGCTGTTTCGCCGGCGGCAGCCCCGCTCGTGATAGCGTTGCTTAGCTTACCCATTGCCCAGCCGATTGGATTGTTCTCGTAAGCCTTTACTGCATCAGGTCCCAGGTCTTGCGCCATTGTTGCGTAAGGAGCGAATACGCGGGCGGGAAGCCACTTCTCCTTGGCGGCTGCGCCAGCTTCCGCTGCGTCTTTCTGAGAGGCACCCGCAAGCTGTGCGCCTACGCGCCCGCCTACGTAAGGGACAAGGCCCACCGCCGACTTAAGCGTACCTGTGAATATATCGCTCGCCTGCATTAGGGTGCCGGTGGCTACTTCCGGCGCGGCCTTAGCTACATCTGCGATACCGTAGCCGCCGGTCTCCAGGGCGCGCAGAACAGGGAAGATGCGGCCAAGCGGGGAGCGTCCTGTTACGCTGGTTTCTAGGGCGCTTTTTACCGGACCCAGTGCCGCGGTGCCTTCATCCCACAAGTTCTTCGCACCCGTCTGCAAGCGGTCCCACTGGCCGAACGTCTGCTTTGCCCCCGTGCCTTCTTCGAAGGACATGCGCCCAAGGCTAGGCCCGGCGGCTGCTCCACCCTCCGGCGCAGGTGGGGGAGCTGTTCCAATACCTTCTTCAAATGAGACGCGCTCCATGATCAGTCACCTCCGACGTTAGAATTTGCCAGGGCGGCTTTACGTCCGGCGATGACATCTTCGCGGGTACGCGGAGTAGGCGGAGCTACCAAGGCTGGCTTGATTATCGCCCAGCTTTTTACCCCCGTCTTGGGATCGACTTCGAGTCGCCCGAGACTGCTGTCCTTGAGGGTGTAGGTTCGGCCGACCGTAAGCGCGTTCGAGTTACGGTAGGCCGCCGGGTACTCCGCCTCGCGATCCGCGACCAGCTTCTGGTACTTGGCGTAGCGCAAAGCGTCGCCGGCGACCTCAGACTCAACCGTACCGTTACCGCCGGCAAGTTTCAGTGCGTCAATCTGCACATCCATAAGTTCGACGCGCTTGGTCGCAACTGTGCTTGCGGTGCGGGCGGTCGTCTGCTGCGTCGCGAGCTGGGCGCTGTTGAGGGCAAGCTGCGCCTTTGCTCGCGCATTGTCCTGGCGTTGATCCTCCGTGACCGAGCCTAACGCGTACTGAGCCAAGATTTGGCTATCCTTCGCAAAGTTCCCGCTCAGCTGCCCTGCCAGAGGACTACCCGGACCGTTCAACTTAGGGAACTCAGTCGTGTAGGCCTCGAAACTACTCGTTGCGTGTTGAATCCCTCGGAGCATCGCGGCCGAGTTTTTATCCCGCGTCTGCGCTGCGCTGTCGTCTGCGTCCGCCCGAGCCTTCGCCGCCGAAGCTGCTTCCTGGCGGAGCTTCGAGGCCCCCACCCGCAGATCGTGAATCCCCTTTCGCGGCGCGCCTTGTGCTTCCCTCCAGTTAGCTTCATTCTCCATTGCCGTAGCTGCGTCGCCTTGCATAGGCGAGCTAAGCGGACCGGTTCCGCGAGACAGAAGCTGCTGGCTGTACCCTGCCCCGAGCCGTGCCTCAAGCGCCTTGTCTAGTTGCTCCGCTTCGTTCTGCTGTGCCAGCGCGGTCTGTGCTCGTGCCTGGGCTTGGCGCAAAGCGTTCTCCGCCGGCTGCGCAGCGATGCGACCCATCGCCTCCATAGCCCCGGTCTGGGCGGTCAGGGTGCGGTTCTCCATGTCCTGCCGACTGTACCGTGCAGCGGCAAGCCCGGATAAGTTAGAAGTTTCAGCCATGCCTAGTATCCCCGTCCAATGGTATCCCAGAAACTCCCGCGACTGCCTGCGCCCGGATTGCTAAACCATTTACCAGCTTGTTGCAAGCCCGCATCAAGATCACCGATAGCTTGTCCGTATTGTTTATTAGCCGCCTGCTGACCCTCCAGTGCAATCTCCGGCTCACCCGGCGCTCCGGCCAGGGCGCCGAGCTGGGCCAGTCGCTGGTTGTACCAGTCATTTGATGCTCCGGCGGCTGCCACAGCCATCGCACCGGAGTCTTGCCCCTGCGGAGCCATTGCGCGCTGGGCGCCCTGAATTCGCATCCGGTACCCAGGATCGTTAGCCGATGCCTGTCCGGGGTCTTGCATAAGTTGCTGCAGCTGCTGCCCGGCCAGTGCGCGGCCTCCGCTCTGCCCCCAGGTATCGGCCGCTTGTGACTGCGCGGAAAGCTCCTTCGCCTGCTGGCGGCCCTTGTTAGCGGAGAAAAGCGACCCGCCAATCCCTAGGGCCTCCATGATCCAGGCTTCCCGCAGCCCGGTCTCGGGGTTCCGGGTGAGTGAGGCGCCGCTTTGCTCCGCGACGTCTTGCATCCCGGCGACTTCGCCTTTGGTCATGTGGACCAGTTCCGTATCTCCGCCGCGCCCCATGCGGGCGAGTTGCTGCACGTCGGCACTTGGGCCGCCTTCGTTCATCGTGATGCTAGCCCGGCCCTCGTTAAGCGCCTGCATTGCCTCCTGGCCATAGCGCTGAACAGCGCTTGCGCGCATAACGTATTCGCCTGCGTCAAGTGCGCCATATCCATCATCTGGACCACGCGGGTTAGGTCCGGTCAGGCGGTCTGCTGTAACTGGCCCGCCACGAGCCCAGCCGCCGTAATCTCCACCTCCGCCGTAATCTCCACCGCCCACCTGATCACCGCCACCGCTGCGAGCACCGACGTCTGGCCCAAGAGGCCCTAGGTCAACGCCTACCACGTTGCTAGAACTTACTGGGGAAGTGTACGCACCACTATCATAGTTACCACTCACGCTCCCGCCCACCTCCGGACCTACATTACTAGGCGCGCTTGTACCAAAGTTATCATTCAGCGTAAGAAAGCCTGACAACGCATCATTACCAGAGTTTCGCGCCGCTGCATCTCTAGGGTCAATTCCTTGTGCAATATCTCCTTGATCTCGTACAAAATCAGGATCCATATAGTTCTGCAGCTTACCCAAAGCCGTTTGTCCCCACAGGCCCTGCAAAGTCTGCGTAATGCCCGCCATTGCGGGGTTTCCAGCGTAAAATCGAGCTTGCTCCCCCGGCGCCAGTCCTGCCCATCCGTCGTTAGTGTTTTCGTAGCCGCCTCCTCTGCCTGCATCCTCCGGCAGCCGCCTTATCGGCGCAAGCTCCAGGGGGGGCGCTACTCCTGGGGGCGCTGCTTCAATAGCATCAAGTTGGGCCAACGGAGCGCTTGTTCGTTGTGGGGTCCAGTGTGCCATAATAATCTCCTTAAGCTTACCAGATGAAAAAGACTGAGGCAGTCACAGGTACGGCCTCAGTAAAAGTCACCGTTGTTGAATTTGTCTCGGCGTAGCTGGTTACGGGAATCTGCCGCAATCCGTTTACGTAGACTTGCAGCGCCTTGCCGCCATTCGGGTAGGCGAAGGGGACGGTGAATACAGTCTGGCCCGCCGTGGCTACGACGGTGCCTTGTGCGGGCGCGTAGGTTCGAGCGTTCTCCGTATTCAGCCACTCCGCATTAACCGGCGGCCCCACGAGATCCACAAAAACTGTTGAGGTCATTTCCATACTCCTAGTAATCCAGCAACCCAAACCCCACCAGCAGCGGTGGCAAGGGCATCAAGCCATTCAACGCCATGAGTGGCGCCTCGGTGTTTATTCATCAACCAGTCCACGGCTTCCTTGCCCAAGCCAACCACGGACGCGACTGCGATAGTGATGAGCATGGAGTCGAATGCTGCCTGCACTGGCACGGACAGGACGACACCAGAGGCGAAGTGTTGCCACTTGTCGCTCTGCATCTTGGCTAAGATGGTAGCGTATAGGTTCACGCTATTAACCCAAACGGTTTCCAAGTACCGGGAGAGCCAGCAACAGTACAAACCCAACCTGCGTATCCACCAGTTGCGGGGGCGTTGTTATAGACAATATCAGTCACTCTCCCTGTACCCGTTGATGGGGAGGCTACAGACTTATTAGATTTGAAGGTATTATTCTCTACATTGTTAACCATAATTAGCTTGCCAGCTGCATAGTCTGGCAGGTTGGCTATTGCCAGCCCCTTTTCCAAATAGTTATTAGTGAATGTTACTGGCTCGCCATACACAGTCCCCATATAAACACTGTTAGTAGGTGCAGTAGACATGCAGCGGTTGTTGTCTATAAGCATCTTGCCTGTGTTATGTAGAGCAATGTCATTCGTGTTAAACCCAGAGAATGTATTATCTCTAATAACTGTGTTCCATTGGTAGTTGTTGGAGTCAATACTCATTTGAATACCAATAGCTGACGTTTCCGTGGAGCCAATAAAGTAATTACTTGCAATTACACAGCGTTGATAAGCCACCTCAGAGTTTTGACCTGCCCCGAATATCCCTATTCCTCCAGCCCCAACTTCAATATAATTATTGCTTATGTTGTAACCACCAGCAGGCGTAGTAAACGTAATGACGCTTCCAGAACCACTTAAGTCGTTATCCAAAACGGTAAGGTAAGTGACTTGACTGGCCTGTATATTGGTAGCAAACCCATAAATCTGATTGAAAGCAATATGAACACTCTCAGTATATTTAGCTGTGTTTGCCATACTAACACCAACAGGGGGACTTGTACCATTACCCCCAGCAGCACGTACAATGCGATTATTAAGAATCCTTATACCAATAGTCTCACCATCACCCCCAGCAAGTTGTATACCTACATTAATGTTCTCCATTACACAATTAGAAATAGTGCAATTCCAGTTTGCAGAGAAATAGATAGCTGTATTAAACCCCCAAATACGCAACCTATTAAAATACAAACCATCCATTGTAGAGGCGTTCGTGTGTGTTGCTATGGCTGTATAGTTGCTTCCACCAGCGGAGGAGATTCCAAAATCTTCATAGAACATACTCCCGATGGAATAGCCAAACGTAATGAATTGCAAACCATTACAGTTAAGTGCAAAGATTACTGAGGCTGTTCCGCCCTCACCGAAGATGGACACCCCATAGGGCACTTGCAGCGCAGTCGTAATTTTGTAGGAGCCGTAAGGGAGGTAAACAGACCCTTTGTTATACCCGACCCTAGCCGCAACCGCATTTATAGCTGCCTGTATAGCTAGAGTGTCGTTAGTGCCAGCGGAGGTATCTTCGTTGTAATCTCCTTTTGCTCCGTAATCTTTAACATTGATAACTGATCCCGTTATCATGGAGTAGGATACTTTTGTTAGTGCCATGATGATTCCTTATAGTGATCCGTGAAATGAATTAGTATTTACAGCGTAGGTGCCACTGCCCATTGCTAGACGTAGCCTAGAACCTACTACTGTATAAGTCCTACCTGCCGGGCCACCTGATATAACCCCGGCGCTAAGTACAACCGCACCCATAGTCGTAGCCCATGAAACTAAGTCATAAAATATATTACCAGCATTATTACCACAAACAGTCGTCATACTTCCCCAATCGTTTGCAACGGCTATATCAACAGCCGTTGTTGAAACAGACGTTGCTTGTCCTGTTATTCTGCCGCTACTTGGAATGCCAACTGTTCCACTAAGGGTAGGGCTAGCAGCCCGCACAACATTCCCCGTCCCTGTAGTCGCCGTGCTACTTATAACCCCCGCAGCGGAGAATGTTGCTATGCCTGCGCCAAGGGCAGACGTTGTGTTTGTGCCCGAGGTGGTCAGGTTGGTGACGGAGGCTGGCAGGGTGTTGTTATTCAGTGTAGTCGGGGTTACATAAGTACCGCCCGCTTGCTTGCTGTTAAAGGTCGTCCAATCAGCAGCAAGCAGCGCGCCACGGTTAGCGGCGGAAGCACTGGGCACTTGCAGAGTAATAACTGGAGTGGTTGTTCCAGTGGCAACCGTGCTGCTCAGGTTAGTCCCCGTGGTGCCGAGGGTGATGGCTGCAACGCTGGTCACCGTTCCAGTATTGTTGGTGTAAAGCGTGTCAAAGTAAGTTTTAAGTGTGGCTTTGACGTTAACCCAAGTCAGCTTCTTCAATACGTTGCTTGCTGCGCTGTCCACTAGAGGTAACTGGTCTGCATCTACTGGTGTAGTCTTCGCTGTTGCTGCTACTGTCTCTGGCGCAGTCGATGGCCCACCCTGCGCCGCACTTCCGTGAGTGTGCGGCATGTTGGAAAGGTCAACGACTGTGGGCGCGTCTAGTTTCATGCCAGCGTCACCGAGCGCCATGCGCCATTATATACCCACAGTTTGTTTGTTGCAGTTTCGTATTGAAATGCAACGGTTCCCGGCCAACGAAGAACGCGGACACGATGCTTGCACCGATCAGGCCGTGGCCGTAGTAGTGCGCCAGCGCAGTGACGAGCAGCGCGGCGATGGGGTGGAGTAGGTTGTTCATGGGGGAATCAGGCCCATCCTACGCATAGCTTCAAGCGTAGAGGGGGACAAGACAACACCGGGTTCTGGGAACTCGTCCATGATTTATCCTTTATCGGCCATCTCGCCAGATCATTAAGGCCGAACGCCCGGTTGATCCTTCGACGATGGTATTAACTGCGTCTGAGGTATTCTGTGCCCATTGAAGTTGTAGCAAGCCCCCGGTGCCGACGGTACGGACATACCCGGATACGTTAATTATTCTCCGTGATGTGCTGCCACCAAAAGCCACAGCCGTCGCGCCTGCTACTGTTAAGGCATCGGCGACAATAGTATCTTCCTCATCAACTCGGATGCCACCCGTAGACCCCCATCTAATGACTGAACCCGAAGGAATTGAGAAGGACAGTTTTATATCAGCAGTGGCGTTCCCAACGTGTATTAGGAATAGTTGGAAATGTACTTTTTCAACCGCATCTAGAAAGAATTTAAGATCCGTGTCATCTACCAATGTAGTTGAGCCAGTCACTGTTTGGTTGGCTGTTTTTACAATGATTTGGGGGATTAAGTCAATCTCCGTCCCAGGCATTCCTGCTGTAGTAATAAGACTCGAAATTAGAGGGTTACGGGGGTGTCTGACACGAACTAATTTCGCACCCGCATCAATCACAACTTCCGGGGCTGGCGCGGGTTCTCCGACCGATACAATTACCCGCATTCCATCAACATAAACTCCCTCTGTTGCCCCTGCTGCAAAGTTCCCAACCGTTACGCAGCGCGTCACATTGATGAAGCGATTGTTTCTCAGCGAGTGGGCGCGACCACCCACAAATATGCCGCCTCTTGTGGGGGTTGTAACAGCAGAAGATGCTTGTCCGTTAAAAGCCGACCCCACAACACTGTGATCGCTACCCCTTAGCCACACTTCGTGCAGTCCATACCGCACAGCGGCGTCGGTGGCATTTCTTCCGCAGTCAAAGTTAATCAACATCACTCGAACTGCTGGGGTCACCACCGTATCGTCAGGGTGTCCTGCGGCAAAACAATGGCCCCCGTTGTCATAGCCGCCGCAATTTGTTACCGTCATAACACCGGGAGGTGGTGGTACGTTGACCCGAGCCGTCAAGATTCCAAGATCAACCGCAAACCCGTGTCCTTTGTTGCTGCTAGTATCAACCTGCTCGAATATCCCCATGTAGCACGCGCCGACAACAAGCAACCCATGGGAGGGCTGAGAGATGATGCGGACATTTTTAATACTACAGTTCCACAGGCGAAGTGCAGAGCTATCAACTAGGTCTGGTGCCTCCATCCAGATGCCAATGTTTCTTCCGGCTGCTCCAATGTTGCGCGCATTTGTGGCGGTAACTGTCATGTTATGCACATGGGAGTACGAATTCAGAATTCTGATAACCGGCCCGGTACTGTGACTGGCCATTAGAGTGGTAGACGGCCTGCTTGCACCAACTAAATGAACCCCGCCGTTTGTTATGGTTAAGGTAGAACCAAGAAGGTAGGTGCCTTTTGGGAAATACACGGTTCCACCTGTGCCAGTGTCAACGCTGGTTATTGCTGCTTGACAGGCTGCGGCGTCATTCGTAACCCCATCCCCCACAGCACCAAAGTCCTTGACACTCACACTCTCCCGCAGCTTCCCCTGCACCGTCCGAGCCACAGCCCCGGTGCCTGCGGGGGTGTAGCCCACGTTAGCTGCGCCCGCCGGGCCGTTGAGAACTGCGATAGCTGCCCCCTGCGCTGGGCTAGTCTCATACACCTCCGCATCCACGTCATTCAGCCACGAGGCTGGAATAATCGTACCATTGGTAAAATTTATAGTAGCCATATTTAGAATCCTGTTGCGGCAATTATGTTGCCAGTAGTTGGAGCGGAAAAGGTCGTAGTGAAGGCGTTGAGTGAGGCATGAGTAATAGTCAGAGGTAACACCACCGCGCCTGTATTATCAAGAATGTTCACCACGGGGTACTTGCCGAAGTTATGCGTTACGAGAATCGAGGTCTGCGCCGTAAAGGGCGTGTCGAGATAGACGGAAGATGCGCCGCCTGTGCCCCCACGCGCCACGGATAATTGCCCCGTCCAGCCCAACGTCATCGAAGCCGCTTGCAGCAACGCCGTAAGGGGCGTACCGCCTAGCGTTATCGTTACGTTAGTATCATCTACACGGCTCAGCGCCGCCGGGCTAAGTGCAGCCTGCTTGCCGTTAAACGTAGACCAATCGGCGGCACTCAGCGCCCCGCGATTCGCCGCCGAGGCCGTAGGCACCTGAAGGGTGATAACGGGAGTCGTTGTGCCGTTAGCGACTGTTGAACTGAGATCCGTCCCCGTAGTGCCAAGGGTCAATGCCGCTACGTCTGTAACCGTACCACCAAGACCCAGTGGAATTGTATAGCCACCGGCGCCGTCGAAAAACTTAAGCACATCATTCGGCAATGTAGGCGCAAACCCATGCCGAGCTATCGACACGTTGTTAGTTGCTACGTTTATTAGAGTTATATCCGCTTCAACTACTGTTGCCCAGGTCGGCCCATCGCCGTGCAACACTTGCAGCGCAGTCCCACCCACGTAGCCACCCTCCGCGCTCAGCTCTCGTGAGAGGTCCACAAACCACTTCAGCCAAACGGGGTTAAAGTAGGACTCCTGCGTGGTCTTATTCACGATGACAGGCAAGGCCCAGGTTGGCGGCGGCTGAAACGTACTCATAGCGTGCCTATGTCTAGTTGCAACTCAATCGCCTGGATACGCATACGCGTGTTACACTGGTGCCGGAAGTGATACGCTCGACGCATGAAGGTGCCATTGTTTGCCAGCGTAGGCTTGCGTACGTCTAGACTCAGCTTGCGGAAATTAGTCCACCGATCCGCCTGGTAGTCCCAGTCATTGCTGCGCACTTGCAGCACGCTCCCCGGCGTCTGGTCCCCGATGAACTCCATCATTGTAAGCTGCTTGCGTCTGCGCACCCCTCCGTCGAAGTTCGGCGTGTAAATATCTACAGTAATTATCTCCCCGTCATCCGTAAAATACGAGGAATCCATTGTGTAAAGCTTGCCATTCGTTCCGTGCTGTAGGATAGTCGCTACCGCCAGATACGTCGCGGATACAATCGGCCAGTAATTTCCGTCCGCGTCAGTCCACTGCGCCCACGTCTTATCCGTCAAGTCATACACGAGGGTGAGATTCTCCGCCGTCTGCGTAAGCCCATAAAATGCGTGACCCTCAAACTTAAACGCAAAAGACGACAGATCTAATGTATCCACATTATCCAGCAACCGCTCGATCGCCTTAGTCGATACAATCTGCAACTTTAAGTTATCCAGCACCACCACCTGAGCCGAAGCGGAGCGATTCGTAGCAACCCAAATCAAGGCGCCATCCAGCTCCTGCACCGTATCACCATTGACGCAGCCGTAGTTGATCTTAGCTCCCTGCACCGGACCGAGAGGCGAGGCAGTAGCGTTCAGCGCATCGTAAAACACTTCCGTAGACCACTGGCCCAAGGCAATAACGTAGACGAGCTGCTTGGCCAGAAACACCCCGGCGTCAGCCTCAATCTGGGCGGTCAGTCGGTTCAGCACATCAGTCCAGAGCGTGGGGTCATTGAGCGTAGTGCAGCCGCGGATACTAGCGTCCGGGTCCATCACGTAGGTTGTACCATCCAGATACACAATGCCTTTGGCGCAGACTAGGGGAAAGTTATTCGGCGTCGTCGCTGTACCATCACCCGCACCTACGCCCGTTGCAGTAAAAACCACACCTATGGTGTTGGAGGCCGCGCCAATCGCTACGAAGTCTGTCGTCCCTACGGTCAGAATCGTGTACTCAAGCAACGCGACGAAGCTGCCCGCGGTCACCGTTACCAGCGGATCAATCTTCACGATCCCGGTAAACTGATCATAGTTATAAGTAGCGACGCCATTGCCGAACTGCAAGCGGAGTGTAGCACCAAGGGACTGGGCGAACTTGTAAATCCCTCCCGCGGTGTCCAGTACCCCCACGAGGGCCACTCCGTCCTTATACATCGTATTGCCAAAGATGGAGTAAACGTGCCCTAGCCAGTTGTAGATGCCTAGCCCCACGCCGGCCTTCGCCTCGCCGTATTGCAGCAACCCTGGCCGCTTGTAAACCCAAAGCTCGCCCGTCGTCACGTTCTTCTCCACGTAAGCGTTAAGCAACTTGGCGTCCTTCGCGGTCGACTCATCCCTATTCTCGGGTTGAACCACCAGCGGCAGGCGCTTAGGAATCGCAACTGTTTCAGCTTGGGCCATTATCTAAAGCTTCCTGAGTACATGCTACTTCGCGAATCCAAGGCGAAGCGCGTAGGCGCATCTTCCACGTCCCAGTCCTCGAGGGTCTGCCGGTAGGCGGCTGCCCGGTGCGCGCAGCGATCCATGATTGCCTGGGGCTGGCCCGTAGCGATCTCGTCCGCCAGTCCCCACCGAAGTGCAATCCGCCACTCGATCGGGAAGTTCATTGTCTCCGTGACGTTGATAAAGTTAGTAACCTGATACTGGGTTAGCAGATGCGCGGTGCCTAGGGCGGCATTCGCGTCTGGAATCAACCAGAAGAACACACTCAACTCCGACTGCTGCTTGTTCACAAAGTAGCTATTGATCTCACCCGTTTGGTTAACCTGGCTGAGGCGAATATAGTCACGCCAGGCCATAACTACCAGGGGCCTGCGGATACCGTTCTGATCCATATAGTAAGCATCAATCACCCTCGGCGGCTTAACCATCACGTTAGTTCCAGCAGGGCCAAAGGTATAGGTGCCTTGCCCTGCAATCAACGTCACACTCATGTCCTGATTCAACCACAGCTTCAACCCTTGGGTCTGCCATAAATTAACCAGATCCGTAAGCCGACGCATCCCCCCGGCGATCTGCTCACCATTAAGCGAATCCCCCTCCTGCACCAAGCCCGCGTCAAAGTACGCATCCCGGATAATTGAGGCGGGGGTGTTGTCGGCTGGAGCGGTCATTGTGAAGTCAACAGATCAAAGGTAAGGGCCGCGCCATTGCTGTAGGAATTAGCTATTACCCTAACAGCCGTATAGGGCGCAGTGGCTGTGTTGCTGATTAGCGAAGCTGACTTACTAGCAAAGTTTGCATCATTCAGCCACAGGTAACTAGATTGCAACGCTTGGGATTCCGCCCGCAGATTCGAGGTCGTGCACTCGAGATCAAAAGCTATCGTCCCAGTCACGCCAAAACCTGCAGTATAGTGCCCGCCGTGAAAGTAGATCTCAGTCGGGAGGGTCTGCGAGACAAACGAGTTAGCCCAACCTACGTTTAGGGTATTAGCGCCCAAGGTAGAAGCTGCCGACACCGCAGTGATGGTAGCGAAATACTTAGTCAACGTAACAGTATTAGTGTTCGGACCTGCAAGTGTCTCCGTCACAGCAACACCGTCAGGGTCCGTCCCCGTAACTGTAATGTTGATCGCGGAAAGGTTTGCAGCAGAGGTAAGCGTAAGCAGGTGAGCGAGGCTGTCAGTTGCTGCACTACGGGTAAAGTTCACCGTAGCCCAGGGACCAACGCCAGTTAGTCCCGTAGCAAATCCTGCCGTATTGACGTTTGCGGGGGCAAACGCAAGGTGTAGCGGGCGCATTGTCATAAAGATCTCCAGTGAGGGGAAGCGTCAATTCCCTAGGAACGCTAGGACGTTACTAACTAAACTCGCCTGGGGAGGCCTTAGGAATGCGCGCGGATTATAATTCCGTAATCCGCGCGCATGGTCTAAGAGCTCTTACTGCTTAAGCGCCCGCACTGCCATAGATACCACGAGGATCGGTACAACCCACGCTGAAGCGCATATACGATGCGGCCTTAGCGTTCTTTGTATCAAAGTCGTTATCTTGGTCAAACATAGGCTCATCACGCCAAAACATGGTCATACCATTAGGTGCGTTAGTCCGGATAAACCAGTCAGTCGTATTCGTGAAGTAGTGATTCATCTTGATCCCGTCAGGGAACACATTAGTCGACTTCAACACGTTAATCGCATTCAGGGCGGTGCTCGATTGCAGCACCGAGCCAAGGATACGATTGGCATTATACCACTCCTGGCGCGCAACGTGCAACGACTTAGGCATGATGTTAATCAACAGCCCGGTGTCATTAGTTGCTCCCATGATCTGAATGGTCAGGTCCTCGATCGAGGCTTCTGACAAGTCAGCACCTACTGCCAGCATATTGCTGAACGTACCACCAGTTGCGTTCACGTGAGCCGTAGAACACAGTGGCTGTCCGTCACCAGTCGTGAAACTGGTGCTAACAAACGCCGTGTTGTAAGGAATCGCCGCGACAAGTTCTACGGTCTGCGCCATCGCAAAGGCGTTAGCCTCGGCGCGACGCGTCGACACTTCCTTGTACTGGTTATCCCGCAACTCTTCAAAGGTGCAGATGTAACCTAGCGCGTAAGCAACGTGCGTATAGGTCGTTACAACACCTTGGATTTCCCCGTCATAAGTGACCGGAGCACCCTGCGACTTGATAACGCCTGGACCGAACGGAGTGACCTGCACTGCCTGTTCGTATGCCTTGTCCGAAGTTTTCACTTCATAAAGGTCCGTGTACTCTTTCGCGTGCGAATCGTACACTTGGCCCCAGGTTGTAAAGATCCCAGGCCACAACAGTTTCGGGTGACTACCCGTATTGATTACACCACCAGCCATGTTAGTTCTCCTTAGTTAGACGCCAGCTGCGCCAGTGCCCGTACCCAATTCGTGTACGTTGATTTTGACCAGCCACTTTGCGTAGGCTCCGAACGCATTATCAGTCTCGCGAACGAGGCCCATCAAGCG